CAATTCTGGTCTCTCTAAAAGGATTTGAACCTTTACCTCATGCTCCCAAAGCACGAACGCTGCCAGATTACGCCATAGAGAGATATCTATCTATATAAGATTGAATTTCATTCTTATATCTGCTGTGCATATATTGAATTCTTGGGAGGATTATTTTAGTGCCTCCCGGTCACCATCATCAACGCATTACCGTTTACCCCATGCTCGGTTATTTTCACGGCTTTCTTTGACTTAAATTAAAAGATGATCCTTTTACGATATGTGGCCACACGCCGCGGACCCACGGCCCTATATCAACCCAATAGGAAAGGATCATTGACTGGCGCCGATACGGGGTTACGATCCCCGACTATAGCCTTGACAGGGCCATGTGCAGACCACTACACTATATCGGCTTTATATATAACTTTATGATTTATTATTACATTATGGTCGACCCTGATAAACCTAATAAATGTAAATTAGGTATCACTAAAGATCCACAACAACGTATTAAAGCTTATAAAACGGCTGCTCCTAATTGCTATTTCTTAGCAGTCTATATTATACCTGAAAAATATCACGAAAAACGTATTCTTGATATCATTAAAGATGTTTTTCGTGTTGAAAGTGAATATGTTCATTGTCCACCTTCTCTTATTAAAAACATCGTTGAATGTTATTTTACAGATAATAACATTATTACTGGCGGAGAGGGAGGGACTTGAACCCCCACACCCCTTACAGGGGCCCTCTGTTTTCAAGACAGCTGCCGCTAGGCCAACTCGGCTAACCTCTCCTAATTCTGGAGCGTCCAGGCGGATTCGAACCGTCTCCGACAGCTTGGAAGGCTGTGTCCTCTCCCAGGAGAATGAACGCATATTCTTGGCAGCCCCGCTTGGAATCGAACCAAGATCGATAGATTCAAAATCTATTGTTTTACCATTACACTACGAGGCAATTGTCTGACTCCGCCCAGAGGAATCGAACCTCTCTAATACGGAATCATATTATGATTTGCTGACCGAGCTGGAATCGAACCAGCCTATTCTTGATTAACAGTCAAGCCCGCCTCACCTTGAACGGTATCGGTCAGCAAATCATAATATTTTCATTTCTTCTATACCATATTGAAATGCTCAACTTTTTCAGATTGACTAGAAATTGTAGATCAGTGTTGGCTGCCACCAACTAATCATCTAACCCCTTTTGGCAGTTAGAGGCTTAAGCATTTCAATATGCAAACTCATTGTAGGCAGGACTCGAACCTGCAAGTGGCGTTTATTTCCACCGGCCCTCAATGAGAGCCTATGTTTATCCATTCCATCACTACGAGTTTCTGGGCTCATGACTTCCCAGTATGGAGCAGGGTAATTAAGCCTGCTTTACCATATTGAAGCATACTAAGGAGTTGAACCTCCTACAACCATTGTAAGGTTGTCCTCACCGAAGAAATATGACATTCAATAATTAAATTCTGTGATCAGCAGGTTAATTATTGACTGCTAATATGCTTCAATATGGCGCTCTCACGGGGATTCGAACCCACGCTTTCTGCCTTGAAAGGGCAGCGTCCTCAATACCAATAGACGATGAGAGCAAGTGTTTCCTAATTGTTAAAGAGCACTACAAAAACAAAACCCCAAGCTTTTTAGACTTGGGGTTTGTGTTAAAACTTTTATTACCTACTTCACACAAACCCCTTCAAAAATCCAGCATATAGTTGATCGCATGTTGAGCGATTACCTAATGTCCAAATTGTTGATTGTTCGGGCTTATTCATTATCGATTTCATGTAACTATTATACCTTAATATCTCTATTTTGTCAAGCATTATTTCTATTTATACAACATTTTCATCATAAGTAGCTGTTCCTAAAGAAAATTTGATGATTTTCATGGAATCCCACCTAATTGACCGCCATTCTTTCTTATCTAGATCAACAACAGCAATAACATCTTTAGAAACACGCCTGCTAGATGGCTTAGTCGCATCAAATGAAGGTACATCATTCTCATTCAATGAACAACGCATTACTCTTTCGGTACCATCTTTCTTAGTAAAAGTTACTTCAACTTCTTCTGTTCTAAGTAACTGTTTAAACCATTCTTTCTTATAATCATTCCGAAAATTAAACTTTCCCATTACTTTCTCCAATCGTTTGAGCGTATTCTTTTAATTTTTTAATCATACTACGCCCCAAGATTTTAGTCAAGTAATCTTTGATCCAAATATCGGACTTTTCGGTTTTCCTCAATACACAACCACCATATACTGTTCTATTACTTAAACTCATTACATGACTAATATACACATGAGGTTCTAAAAGAATAGCCTCAAAGTTATCATCTAACTCAAAAATACCATTCTCATCCTCTTTTAGAAAAACAACATGCCACATATCCCCTAAAGGAGATCCTGAATCAATCCTTTCTCCACGCTCAGAATCATCATTATACTTAAAGAAATATGTATTAAATCCTGATTCTTCCTTTTCTCTAAAAGGAACAAAATAAAATCCATCATAATCTTCCTGTGACGTAACATCACTCATAATACTTACCACGACGCAATGCGTCTTTATCCTTCTTTCGATTATAAAGTTTCTTCAAAGGAACAACCCGTTGCCGATACTTGGGCTCACGAACTTCCTTAGCATACTGATTACGCATTTTCTATAACCTCACAATTGAATAATAAACTGACAGACAAATAAAATAAATCGCCACATATGTCATTGCCCTAACTCTCCACATCATCGCAGCAAAAAACATTCCAAGCATGAATGAAAATATATTCAAACTCTGAAATGATATGTTTAGTAAGGCATAATTTTCCATATAATTATATTATTATTCCGTATATTTGTCAAGCCAATATAAAATCTTCAGCAAAATCCTCAGCATTGCTAAGTGTATGAAAATTAACGATTTTTACAACATAACCCTCTTCCACACATTCCGTCTTATATTTAAAGGTACTTCCTTTCGCATTCATCAATACAACAGAATACTTAGTCGAATCATCATTAAGATACTGAGAAATAATATTAGTCATTTTTAAGATCACTTAATCCAATATGAATGAAAATAAACCCTAACGTAATAAAGAACATTATAAATGTCAAAGAACTATCTGTATGCGATTCAAAATAACTAGTAATTGACATAATCAAAACAAATCCTACAATACATTCAACAATACCTGATTTCATCTGAAAATCTCTTCAACAATAAAAATAATAACAAACCACTCAACTAATGTAAATCTACATATAATCCAATAATACCATTTATAACCAGTGAGTCTTTCGTGTAATGTCAGTTTCATTTTATATTACTAGATGAATCAGCTTTATCCTTATCAGCACGAAGTTCAATAAAGATTGGTAAAAACAAACTCTCATTACCAGTCTTTACATCCTTGATTCTTGCATTATACTTGATAGCACAAATTCCACCAATTACATCTTCCTTAATAGATTCTCTATCACAATCAGTAAATCCAGATCCAACAGATACATTAATAACATTATCAGATGAAGCAAGGATCAATGCACCAAGTTTACCGATATTCTTACCAGTTCCTTCTTGCCAACCAACAATCCTTAAATCACATTCCAATTCACCCTTCATCTTGATTTGATGCTTGACTCTTTTATTTTCCCATGGAGATTCCAGATTCTTGATAATCAATCCTTCTTCACCACGCTCAAGCATTCTATTAAATAATCCATTAGCTTCATCAAAACTATTAATAGAGTAATACTCAACCAATCGAATCTTCTTATTATCCATTACCTTTTCAAGAAGATAATCAAATCTTTTCTTATACGAAACATTACTCTTACCATTCCTAAAGTCTTGAATAGGAATAATGTCCCACAATGTAGCGGTTACGGTACTTGCTTCTTTTGTAGTAATAGTACCCTTAAGTGTTTTAGAGAGAATACCATTTGATGTTTGTCGATTAAGGAATTTACCTTTTTCATCACAACAAATCAATTCGCCATCAAATACAACATTCTTTCCATCTGCTAGTTTAATGAATTCTTTTTCAAGATATCCAAGGAGATCAATCTCTTTACCATTCCTAGTACGAAAATCTACCTTGTTATTGTTACAAATAGCATTAAATCTCATTCCATCAAGCTTCAATTGAGCAATAGCTGGGAATTTAATGTATTTGTTTGATTTATCACTATACTGATCACATAGCATTACTGGATATTCAGGAATAAGATTCTTCCAAATCTTGTTCACAGTCTTACCAGATACACCACATCGCAAATCTTTACTCAAAATCATTGCGAAAATCTTTGCTTCATCTTCAGGTAATTGACCTAATGTTCTTGATACCAGATCAATAGCAGCATTTCCAGTTACATCCCGATTAGAAAGCATTTCCAATACATCAAAAATATAATCAAAATGAACTTTCTGCTCAGATTCACTATAATCAGGAATCTTTCGAATATAATAATTCTTCATCGGATTCAATGCAGCATCAAATACCCGTTGAAGTACCTTATTTTTCATGTTCTTCCTAAGAATGTCCTCCTTAGCAAGTCTAGATGAATTATCAGTAAGTTCTTGAATAATTTTAAATACCATTTTATACTCTTTTTCTCTACACAACCATTATACCATTCAATGAAAATCTTGTCAAGTAGTTATTGGTAAGATCCAAAAATAAGTTTATACCCACTCCTACCCCTAATCATCTCCATAGCCTGATTAAATGGAATATTCCTGAATACGATTTTCTTCCCATTTACCATAAAAACAACAGTTATTGTGTATTCTTTATACATTATGAAGCTTCCGATACAGAAATAATATCATATGCATAACCCGAATAGTCCATTTCAAAGAAATTCAATGCATCCATGGCATTTTCAGCATAAATCGTCGCAACTACATCACATTCATTAGCCTTATCATAGTAATTTACATAAAATTTCTTTTCTTCGCTCATCATAGTCCTCATTTATACAAAAAGTCCTATTACATAACACAACAAAAGCCCAGCATTTACCGTAATCATAGCTTTTTCCCGTATCATTATCGACCATACGAGAAAAAGAAACGCCGAAATATTTAAAAGATATATGTTTAACGGATATACCCGAAAGGAAGTAGCGAGCGCACCTCCAAGACAAATAAAAACAGCAACCCACTTGATAATAATAGCTCTCATGTCTCTTTCTCTCATTTATAGCATTATAATACTATAAAAAAGGACATTTGTCAAGTATTATCCCAAATATCGACATCCTCGATATGTGTCAGATATCGACATCCTCGATATTATAAGTCGTTGATTATATTAGATAAGTTTTCCAGTGCCTCTTTAGCAAGTTCAGCACATGGACCAAGAATAATAGCATTTAATTCTGGATATGTATGCGTATCCAGACTCATTATCCTTGTTAAATACTCATGTATTAGTAAAATTTGATCATTACTCATATTATAAGATCCTGTTTTTACTACTTATACATCATTACACGATCCTACCAACCTCTTCGTAAATAAATTTTTCAATAAGACTATTAACCAATTCCTTATTACCTAATGCATACGCCTCATATAACTTATTAGCCATATCATTAGCAGATTCTCTTACTTTATAACCTCGCGCCTCAAGTTCTTCAATCAATTCATCATCTTCAAAATAATCTAAATTTATTTCAACTTCAGTATATTTCGTAGTCATCTTATACTCCTTTGCCGTATTTTTCCTTAAGACTTTGATATAATACAAACCTTCCTCTTAAATCCTTGCCAATCCGCCAAATCATCATAATAAGCAGACATACTATCACTCATTTTTTACCCTTTCCAATCATAAATCTCTTCAAATAATCATTAGCCGCACCTAAATCAGTAATATCTTCCTTATAACCATCCTCAATACCATAATGCTCTGCAATATACCTCTCCAATACATTACAGAAAAACTCCAAAGTAACCCTATCCACCCTCGAAGCAATCTCCATAACCCTATCCTTCGGCATCCTCAATAGCTGTTCCGCTATCGCCTTCTCAATCGGATCCATCTACCTCCTCCTTACCATAAAGTAACATCATTACATCATATGCACAATCATGTACCGGATCATGTTTATATACCACCGACCTATCAAACCCTTCAATATCACAATACCCATCCGCACGATTATACATCAAGTCTACCGCAGTCCTTACATCACGCCACCTATTGTAATTAAATATAGTCTCCAAACCAATACTCTTCTGTAAATCATCAAATACTATCTGATCCAAATTACCCCTAGCCCATACATAATAATTACCTTCCTTCCTCTCCTCCACCCATTCCTTAAACCTATAATACGCATCCTCAACCTTCATATCACCATCCTGAGGTATAAATGACTTCCTCTTAACCAAATCACATTGCTTATCCCACCAATCCACCGTTCCTCTATCAATATACCTATTCAATCTCTTCCTCTGATCTAATACATCCAACTTTATAAAAAAAGCAGATGAATATAACTCAGCATAATTATATACCTTACCACTCTCAAAGTATATACACGCCCATGATAATATTACAGAATCCGATCTTGTACCTAATGTCTCAATATCAAAAATAAACATCTTAATCACCTTCCAGACCTAGACCCAGACCTAGACCCAGTCCAAGACAAAGACCTTGTCCTCTTTAATTGCTTCATCTTAATCACCTTCCAGACCAAGACCTAGACAAATACCTAGACCTAGACCAAGACCTAGACCAAGACCCAGACCCAGACCCAGACCCAGACCCAGACCAAGACCTAGACCCAGACCCAGACCCAGACCCAGACCAAGACCTAGACAAAGACCTAGACCAAGACAAAAATCTTGTTCTCTTTAATTGCTTCATCTTAATCACCTTCCAGACCCAGACCTAGACCAAGACCAAGACCTAGACCAAGACCAATACCTAGACCCA